GTAAAGTTGACACACTACCGGGTGGTAGTAACTTAGGCGAAATTGATGACCTTAAGTTTTTCAACAACAAACTGATTAGAGGTTTGAGAATACCTAGCAGTTACTTGCCAACAGGACCAGACGATGGTTCAGCACCTTACAACGATGGTAAGGTTGGTGTTGCATACATACAGGAATATAGATTTGCTAAGTATTGCGAAAGACTGCAAAGACAAATTATTAAAAGCATGAATGAAGAATTTAAAATTTATTTAAAAGCAAGTGGCGTAGAAGTAGACAACAGTTTATTTGATATATCATTTGCAGAACCACAAAACTTCAGTTCTTACAGAGAACTAGAATTAGATCAAGCAAGAACACAACTGTTTGGTACACTAGAAGGTATTCCTTACTTGTCTACACAGTTTAAACTTGCTAAGTACTTAGGTCTAAGCGAAGACGAAATAAGAAGAAACGAATTACTGTGGGCAGAAGAAAACGCATTTGATGTAGATGCTGTAGATGATACAACATCAGCAGACTTGCGTCAAGTAGGTGTAAGACCGCAACCAGGCGGCGATGTTTCTACAGCACCAATAGACATGGGGCCAGTTGATACTCCCGATGCTGGTGGAGTAGATGCATTAGGTGAACTTGGTGACGAAGGCGGTAACTTAGGAGTATAATATGAAATTGAACGAATTTTACGAGCCAGCAAAAGACACAATCAATCAAAGGCATAAAACAGACACAAGAAAGAAAATGCTGAGTCTGGAAGAATTAGGCAAACTGAGAAAGATCAGAGAACTTAAAAAAGCAGAAGCAGAAAGTCATAAGAAACTTGCTTCTGTGATGTATGCCAAACCAACTGATGCAAGTGGCGGAGCAGGCGGCTTACTATAATTAAATGAAGACCCTTGTAGTTTGCGGTTGCAGTTGGAGTTGCCGCGATCCACTTTATCCCAATTTCGAATACGGACACTTAGTAGCAAAAGAACTAGGCTACAATTATATTAACTTAGCAAGATGCGGTATGAGTAACTTTGGTATTCGTACACAAATAGACTATGCACTAGAACACTTACAACCAGATTTAATGATCATTAATGCAACTGGTGTAAACAGATTCGAGATACTCAAAGACTTAGATAACACTTACGATCATAACAAAGCATATGATCAAATTTGCTTTGGTGATTTTGATTGGGATCACTTTGATCATGAACACCATATAAACTATGGCAAAACATATGACCCACAAATTTGGTGCGATAGCATTTATACAGTTATAAGCCAAGAAGCAAGACGTTATCATCACATAGACGAAGACAGAGTAAATGCACTAAAAGACTATGCATACTATGTGTTTGATGAAAACATAAAAGCACACAATGATTACTATGTGTTGCAAAGCGGTTTACTTAGTATATTAAATCATAATGTGCCGTTTTTATTCTCCCCTAATACCTTCGAATTTAGTGAATTTGATAAAACGGGTTTGATAGAGGATCATCACCAAATAGGCAGTTTTAATTGGGACTTCGTTCCTGATAAATACTTGTTGGATAATGGAGCAGGATACTATGCTCAATTTAATCCTAAACACTTAGATGAGCAAGGAAACGAAACTACACACTATCCAGTAAGCAATCATAACAGTCCATACGCACATAGAAAGTATGCAGATCACATCATAGAGGCAGTTAAAACTCGTTCTTTATAACATGTTTTAACAAAAATACCTCAAAAAAACACCGTTTTATACATAAAACAATACATTACTATTAAATACAATTACGATATATCAGGCGTTGCCTGAGTTTAAAGGAGAAATTACGATGTCAGATAAAAGTGTTTTAGAACAAGTACTGGAACATCTTTTAGCAGAGGACGATGCTCAAGCCAAAGACTTATTACATAGTTTTATGGTTGAGAAGTCCAGAGAGATTTATGAAGATCTCTTAGATAAAGATGCTCTAGAAGAGGCACTCGACAACGAAGTTGTTGAGGAAGAATCTGAATCTGAAGAAACTGTTGAAGCAGTCGAAGAAGCAGAAGAAGTTGACGAAGAAATGAAAAAGTCCAAGAAAAAGGACAAAGACATGGACGAGTCAGTAGAATCTGAAGAAGATGCGGTTGAAGAAACAGTAGCAGGTTCACCAAGTGAAGACTTCTACGATGAAGTAGAAGCAGACGTTATTGCTGATGAATCAGGAGTCAACGAAGAAGAAGACGAAATGGAACCAGAAATGGATATGGAAATGGACGGTGAAGAAGAGTCTGAAGACGAAGAAGTCGAAGATAGAGTTGATGATTTAGAAGCACAATTAGACGAACTAAAAGCAGAATTCGAAAAGTTAATGTCAGACGAAGACGGCGATGCCGACGATGCTGAAGAAGAATTAGAAGACGAAATGGAAGTTGAGTCTTTTGAAGAAGAAATTGACTTAGATGAAGAAGTTGCTGAAGAAGAACTAGAAGAAGCAACTAACTTTAGCAAACAACAATCTGCTAAAAATGACTCAAGTTCAGACCATGATGCGTCACCTAAATTTCCAAAGAAAGAAAGTTTCGGAACAGACGAAAAATCTTTATTTGGTAAAGACGGCGCAGAAGGAAAGAAAGGTGATTCAGCCAAAGATAATCCAGCAAGTGATAACATTGGCGAAAAACCATCGGCTCACCCAGCACCAAAAGTAAATGCTGAGAAGTCAGAGAGTCCTATAGCAGGAAAAGTTAAGTAATTAGGGAGATATAATGTCAAGACAGTTATTCGAATACTATAGTCCAGATAAAGCAAATATCATAGTTGAATCATCTAACGATGGTAAAGACTTACATATGAGCGGTCTGTTTATACAAGGCGAAGTTAAGAACCAGAACGGAAGAGTGTATCCAAGAGATGAAATACAGACGGCTGTTGAATCAATTGGTAGCAGAATCAAAACTGGGGAAACTGTTCTTGGAGAGTTAGATCATCCAACTGAATTACAAATTAATTTAGATAGAGTAAGCCACATGATTACTGATATGCGTTGTGAAGGCGCAGATGGCTTTGGTAAACTTAAAATATTGGATACTCCAATGGGTAAGATTGCTGAAGCATTACTAAAAGGTGGCGCCAAATTAGGCGTTAGCAGTAGAGGTAGTGGCAATGTAAATGAAAGCGGTAGGGTAAGCGATTTTGATATAGTAACTGTTGACATCGTAGCACAACCAAGTGCCCCAGATGCCTACCCTAAAGCAATTTACGAAAGTTTATTTAATATGCGTGGCGGCGCTCAAATTTTTGAAGCCGCTCGTGAAATAACTAAAAGTGACAGAAACGCACAAAAACACCTTGCACGAATGATGGAAAACTTCATTCGTGAATTGGAACTCAAATAGGAGAAAGCACATGGCGGATAAATTCGTAGAACTTCTTGAAAATGGTGACTTGTCTGAAGAGACTAGAGTCAACATCCAAGAAGCATGGGAAACACGCCTTGCTGAAGCAAGAGATGAAATTACTGCTGAGTTAAGAGAAGAATTTGCACAGAGATTCGAACATGACAAAAGTCAAATAGTAGAAGCAATGGACACATTCATCACTCAAAACTTAGAAGAGGAATTGAAAGAACTTGCAGAAGATAAGAAGGCAACTATTGCTGAAAGAGTTAATTATAAAAAAGCAGTCGGTCAACATACTGACGTTTTAAATAAATTCGTTTCAGAAACGTTAGCAAATGAAATTAAAGAACTTAAAGAAGACAGGAATACACAAAGTGATAACTTTGTTAAACTTGAAAACTTTGTTCTTGAAGCAGTTGCAGACGAAATTCGTGAGTTCCACTCCGATAAGCGAGAACTAGCAGAGAAGAAAGTTCAGTTAGTTCGCGAAGGAAGAGAGCAACTTGCGGATGCTAAAAAAGAGTTTATTAGAAGAGCCGCAGAAAAAGTTGAAGCAACTATTTCATCTTCATTAAAAAGTGAAGTATCACAATTTAAAGAAGATATTACTAAGGCTCGTGAAAATGAATTTGGTAGAAGAATTTTTGAAGCGATGGCAGGCGAGTATGCTACTTCGTATTTAAATGAAAATACAGAAGTTAGAAAACTCAAATCAGAAATCACTGGTTTAAAAACCAAGATTGATGAAGCCAAGGCTACCGCAGACGAAAGTTCTGAACAAAAGAAATTAGTTGAATCTAAACTGCGAATAGCAGAAGACAGATACAACAGAAACAATGTTATTAGTGACTTACTTGCTCCTTTAAGTAGCAGTAAGAAGGAATTAATGACTGAACTTCTAGAATCAGTGAAAACAGAAAAACTTGAAGAATCATTCAACAAGTACTTACCATCTGTAATGGACGGTGAAGGATCTGTTAGATCTAAGAAAGAAGTTATTAGTGAATCAGTGACATCAGAACACACTGGTAATAGATCGTTGGACGGACAAACCGGCCCAGACAACGAAGTAGTTGATGTAGTCGAACTAGACGAAATCAGAAAACTAGCCGGACTTAAATAATTAGGAGATTATAATGGCAGAAGCATTATTTGAATCAAATTGGTCCGCAACCAAGGACGCACTTCTTGAGGGTTTACAAGGTTCTAAAAAGTCTACAATGGACGTTATTTTAGAAAATGCAAAAACTCAATTACAAGAAGCCGCGACAGCAGGGTCAACAATGGCAGGAAACGTTGCATCACTTAACAAAGTTATGCTACCATTGATTAGAAGGGTTATGCCTTCTTTGATCGCCAACGAATTACTTGGTGTGCAACCAATGAGTGGACCAGTAGGACAAATCCACACATTAAGAGTAAGATACGCAGAGTCTAAGGACTCAGTCGTAGCAGGACAAGAAGCATTGTCACCATTTGCATTAGCAACAGCATATTCTGGATCACCAGACGCAACAGCGGCCGCTGAAGGTACTGCAGGTAGTAAAATGTCTATCCAAATCCTCAAGCAAACAGTCGAAGCAAAAACAAGACGTCTATCAGCAAGATGGACTTTTGAATCTGCTCAAGACGCCAACGCAATGCACGGTGTAGATATCGAAGCAGAAATCATGCAGGCATTAGCACAAGAAATCGCAGTTGAAATCGACCAAGAGATGTTAGCAAAGTTAAGAGCACTTGCTCCTACAGTTGACACATTAGACTTCAACTCAGGTATCACTGGTACTCAAACATATATCGGTGAAAGACACGCAATCTTGGCAATTCTTATTAACAGAGTTGCAAACTTGATTGCCGCTAGAACAAGAAGAGGCGCAGGTAACTACGTTGTTGTAAGTCCACAGGCTTTAACAATTTTACAATCAGCGACAACTTCAACATTTGTTAGAAGTACAGAAGGTCCTTTTGATGCTCCAACAAACTCTAAGTTTGTAGGTACATTAAACGGTACTGTTAAAGTATTTGTTGACAACTACGCGGCTGATGGAACATCAGTACTAGTAGGATATAAAGGTTCATCAGAAACTGATGCTCCAGCATTCTACTGTCCTTACATTCCATTAATGAGCACAGGACCAGTAATGGATCCAAGCAGTTTTGAGCCTGTCGTGTCATTTATGACAAGATACGGTTACTTAGAACTTACTAACACAGCAAGTTCATTGGGTAACGCGGCTGACTACTTAGGTGAAATTGGACTATCCAACGTTTCATTCAAGTAAGTATTAGTTTTACTTAAACGAATTAAGCACCTTCTTCGGAAGGTGCTTTTTTTTGTACGCAAGAAAAACTGCCACATTATGATAAATATGTTAAAGCAATGTTGCAATCGGAGTAATTAATGGCAGACAAAAAAGGTATATTTAGATCACCGGGTAATATAGTATTCAATGCCCAATCAATCAGCGAGAGAGCAGACCAACTTAGGGTATCAGATGACAGCATAGTAGTAAACTATGATAAAACCGGTTCTACTTCAACATTACAATTAAGCCATACAACAGCAAATGCAACAATAAGTTGGAACGGTACTACATTAACAGCATCAGCACCAATCACTGGAGCATTAAGTGTAACAGACGCAGGTGGAGATGGTAGTTTAACATACTCTGGTAGCACAATAACTTACACAGGTCCAAGTGCCGCAGAAGTAAGAGCACATTTTAGTGGTAGTACAGGAATTACATTAAGCAGTGGTG